TGGCCCTTGAGTTCATAGTATTTCTCCAATCCGAATCCGCGACCAATGAAAAAAGCTGTGGTGTGTGAGGCCACTAGAATGAGTGCGACTACAAGGTGAATGGGGTTCATCGTGACGGTCTCTGCTGCGCCTGCTCGGCGGTAATCTCAGCAATCGCCACGGTCTTGATGCTCATCCATAGCCATGCCGAGACGCTGATCGCTGCGGCGCCAGCGACTACCAAAAGCAGATGGCGCAAGGTCTTGCGGATCGTGGCGGACGACTCGATCTGATCCTTGTGCGCCAGCCGGTGGCCGTCATAGTCAATGCGCCCCAAGTCGTCCTTGAGAAAGGCCGTGTTGATCCTGTCGACATCGACGCACCCGCCAGTGTGCTGCTTGGCTTCCCAGCTCGACCATGACTGCATGAAGCTCTCCAGCCGCTTGACGATTTCATTGAGCTGATCATCGGCGCTGTCGTGCCGTGAATCGCTGTGCTCGCGATTGATAGCGACCTGATCGCAGAGCGCCTGAATTCTGCTATCAATCTTGTCCTGGTGATCTGCCAATTTAGACTCCACAAAAGTCAGCCATTCCATAGGGACTGCCGTTTTCTCCGTCATCCTTCATCTCCATCCGGGCCGTCACCCCACATGGATGACTTTGGCCGATACCAGTCACAAAACATGTCAGTCTTTACAGGCCAGATCAGCCCGCGCGTGTCCGTGGACGGCAGGGCGTGATTGGCGCACCGGTCGCGCCATGAGCAGTGCGCACCGGTACAGCGAAAGGTTGAATGCGGGTCGTGTTTCATGATCCCCCCATGCACTTTCGATATTCATCCTGCCGCCGCTTGACCAGACCGGGCAGCTCGCGGCCCCCTGCCCTTACCCAGCGCAGCAGCTCGGCGCAGGCCCCGGCGTAGTCGCCGGCATTGAGCTTGCGCACCAGCGTTGAGCGGCAGGCGGCACCAGTGCCGACATTGTAAGCCCATGACACTATCGCGTCCCACTCGTGCTGGTGCATGGGGGCCGTGATGCAGGCGCGCAGCTCCTGCTGCATCCGGTCGGCATCATCGCCAAGGCGCACCAAGGCGCGCACCGGGTCAATCTTGTCGCCTGGCTTCACGCCTGCCGTGGTTCCGAAGCCGATAGTCGGCACATCGCCGGGCACTGGGACGTATGCCTCGCCTCGATAGTCCTCATGGAGCGCGATGCCGATCAGTGCGGCGGCGGAGAGACTGAGAGCGGCAACGGTCTGGCGCTTAATCATCAAACCCCCGCTGTGCCGTCAGGCGTGCCACAAATGCCGCCGTGATGACCACCATGCTCAGCACGGCGAACAGCCGGCGCGGCAGGGTATCTATGAACAGCGGCAGGATGACTTCAGCACCCGACAGCAGGCCTGCGAGGATCATCAAGCGCACGCTCCATGCTTTCTTCAGGACGTGCTTCCAGTCTGCAGTGAGTTTCATGATGCGAGTAATAGGAAAGCCGCTGCCATTTTACGATTCCAATCATCCCGTAGCTTCAGGGTGAACGTCATACTTAGGGAGTACAGTGCCTGTATGCAAAGCATAGGGGGCAGGTGTAATATAAGCTCGTAGCTGGTGGGTAGCGTTTTAACGGGGGCTAGTACAAACTCGGGAAACTTCGGCAGGATTTCTTGGTTCGAAGGTGGCGTGGCAGGCTTGGGCTTCCTTGTCTCGACCTTGACAGTAGGAATAACCTTCTCCACAGTCTTCTTGACCGCGTCCTTCAGCAGAGCTTCCTCTTGCAGCTTGTACAATTGCAAGCGACGAACACCTGAGGAGGCAACTAAGCGGGAGTTCCGTAGGTCAAGTAGCATCGCTTACCACTGCCCGAACCATGAAATCGTCGCATAGCCAACACCTGTGCCGCCCAGCGTGCGCGCGGCGATGGTGATGTGATCCGGCGTCGTGCCATCAAACGAATTGACCAGCGGGCGGGCCGAGAACACGTTGGCCAGGTTGTTGGCCGCTTTACCGGAAGCCACCGGCACATAGTCGGAATGAATGCGCACCGCGTTGCTCGTGTTCAGCGCCGTGGCGGACACATCAAACTCACCCATTGCATTGGTATTCACTGGCGTCCAACTGGCCCCGGTCAATTCCGCGTTCCACCACACCTCATACTGCACGTTGTTGTTGCCCGTAGCGAATAGGGACACGGCTTGCGGCACGATCCACCCGCGATTCACTTGTCCGTCAAAGGCCGGTCCGGGGCGGATAGACAGCACAGGCGTCAGTGTGGTCGTCAGGTTGATACCCGTCACACCGTTGCTGGCGTTGTACTGCATCTCACGGATAGAGCCACCCCCTTCAGACGCCACCCGTGCGCAGATCGCACCAAAGGCGGTCACACCGCCTGCCGTGCCCGTGTTGAGCGCCTCATAGCGCACCGGCAGATTCGCCGTTCGCATGTATGGCTGCACGGCATTGCTGTTAGCGTTGTTGATCGCATGGAGCTGGATCAGCAAGCCATCAATGTCAAGGTAGAAGCGCACGCGACCGACGCCGAGAAACTGCAGGTCCATGCCGAATATCTGCGCAAGCGACCAATCCACCGTCTTGCCAGATGGCCCACTGCCATCCATCGGGTCGTCCCAGTCAGCCTGGGCGATGCGCAGCTCAGTCGTCAAAGTAGCCCACCCGCTGCACCGCGTCAGTCTGCGGCGTGCCGAACGTGAAGGTCATTATCGGGAACAACGACTCGCCGGGCGAGTAGCGTAAATAAGCCCGCGACTGCAACACCGCCCGCGCACCGCTCGCTGTGCCACCTGTGGAGAGTAAAGTGGTCTTGGTAGTTGTATTAAACACCAGAGACCCAGTTCCGACTGTATGCTGCACCCAGTTGAACGGGTTGATGCGGTACTCGTTGAACGCAGCAAACTGGTTGAATGACTCGCTCACGCGCAGATGCTGGAAGGCATCGAAAGCAGGAGAGTCGCCAAAGTGGGATTCAACACGCTGGCGGTAGATCGGCTTACCCAGTCGCTCGAAGACTTGGTTGTCTACCCTGGCCCCTTCTAGGGGTTCGGGTACGCGAATAAAGCCATCACTCATACTGGAGTCCTAAGCAAGTTAGACGCAGCCTGCACCATGCGTTCTTGGTGCTGCTGCTGACCTTGAATCACCGCCTGAAGCCCTCCAACAATGGTCTCTAACGCTTGATTCGTCTTGGCTTCCTTCAACGCACCTAGCAACCGCTGCATCTCCTTCAGCACCGAATCATCCTGCTGAGGCCGCTGAACTGTTGTGACACTAGCCAGTTCTTGCTTCATCTGTTCGATGAGTAACTTCGTCTGGTTGTCATCTCGGTTCTTCAACAGTTCAGTCATCTGCTTCTGTTGGTTGTCAGCCTCGTTCTTAGCCATCTCAACTTGCTGCGACATTTCCTTGGTACGCATCTCAAGCTGATTCTCGATGGAACGAATCTGCATTTCCATTTGCATCTTCATCTGATCCATCTTCTGATCGTGCATTGTAGCCTGCTGCTTGAGTTGCAACTCAGCCTGAGTCTTCTGCATATCGGACTGAATCTTGGCCTGAGACAACTGTATGTCGGCCTGTAGCTTGGCTTGATCCAACTGCGTCTTGGCTTGGAGTTCTGCCTTGGCGCGGGCGTCTTCCATCTGTGCAATCTGCATGGTCGCCTGAATCTGTGGGTCCATCGGTGGCTGCGGCATCTTGCTCTGAACAATCTGCTGGGCCTGTTGCAGCATTTGCAGAATCTGCTGGTACTGCTGGCCGTTGACCATATCAAAGCCCGCCATGCCGACTGCTTGAGCGCGTTCCTGCGGTGTGTCGGGGAGCAATGCACCTTCACCTACTGCCATAGACATCGCGTTCGTCACCGCCTTCGGATAGTGCATCGCCATGTGTTCACCAATGTGGGCCATCAATGGGGCAATTTGTTGCCCACTGAATAATGGGCCTGCACCCAGCAGCGGGGAGAGGATGAACCGCAAGTGCACCTCTACATGAGCCAGATGGTCTTGGTCCGGGTATGCCTTCAACGGAATGCCACTGACTGAGAACATATTCTCCTCCACAGCATTGGCTTTGCGTGGCTTCGGCGGCTCGGGCAGCAATGAATCTGGGTTCGGTACGCTCAATAAGCGCAGCATGCGCCGATGACCTTCTACCCGGTTGTACGGGATAGACGGATCTTGCATGAGCTGCATGACCGCCTGCATCTGAGCGAAGCGTTGTGCTTCACTAAAGATATTAGGGTCAGAGACAGGGGCAATATCATCGGTGTGATCGAATACCCGAGGATCAACCTTACGTCCTACGGCGCGTTCCCACCGTTCCTCTTCCGGATAAATGGAATTCAACCGGCAGAGAATTTCAAACAGTTTGGCTTGACTGGCATGCAAACGCATGTGGATAGCGGAGAACACCTTGCTACCCTGCTCAATCATCGCCAATGCAGTACCTACTGGCATCCGATCAGATACATCGGCAATCTTCTCTTCAGCAGTAGCCACTACCCCCCGTCCAGTCTCCACAATGGCACCAAGCAGCTGGAACAGTACCGGGTTCGGCCCTGAAAAGGGGATGGGTGAAACAAGCTTACGGATATCGTCAATACCCGCTGGCCCTTCAATCTCCTGTACTTGAGTAACGGCAACTTCAGTGGTTTGACCCACTAAACGACCCGCACGTAGCTTCAGCAGGGTAGGTGCGTTAGCGGCATGGGCGCTGTCCAGCAAGGCTCGTAATGCCCCGGTAGCGGCGGCACTGAGGCTACCAATAAGGTGGGGTAACCCCAGCTTATAAGCTCCACGCCACGGGATGAAGCCCCAATCAACCAACCAATCGAGTCGCTGCTGATCCTCGTCCTTCTCAGCCCAGTTACGATAGACACCTAATAGCTCGTTGGTGAACACGTCAATATGGGCGATGTAGGGTGCTACACCATTCGCCAGGTCGTCCCACTCGGTAAAGTCATAATCCAAGTAGCTCTCATAGACCTCACGCAGACCATCCTCGTTGTATGCACCACTGTCCTCTTTACCCTCGATCTTGTCGTTGGCTACATCTACAATAGACCGATCTACCTGATCGGGATCAGTGGGGTTATCAGGTTCAACGTACAAACCATTACGGATACGTGCCTCAAACTCATTCCGTGTGATGAACTGCTGATGCGTGATACGCGGTGAAGAGTAGAAGTTGGTGACATTGAAGGGTAGGAACAGGTGATCTACCGGAACAAACTCGACCCGCTTTCGCTTACCGTCGTCCCACACCTTCATATACTGACTACCACCCATCGGCAGTTGAGACAGTAATGACTCCAGCTCATCACGGTACTCAGGGATCAACCGAGTAAGCTGTGCGTTCAACACGTCACGCTTGACCTCAGCCGCTGCCAGAATCTCGTCTTCAGCATCGGAGGTGATGTTGGTACGTACAGGACCGCCTGAGGGCAGTAATTCCTTGATGGCACGCGCTTCGAAGTCCACACAAGCTTCTGCCAGCATCGGATGTACTACACGAGATGCACCGTTGAACTGCGCGCCACCAGGGGCATCGTCACCCAGACCAGTGCGGCGTATGCCTTCTTCATATTGATGCTGTCGCTTCTCACGAGACTTCTTGTCCCGCTCCACCGACTCGATGATGTCTGAGGCGATTTGATACCGCTCAGGCTTAGGTATCTGTTCGGCAAGGTTCTCGTCGAAGGCCGAATCACCTTCTAGCTCGTCTTCCCCAACATTGATAATAACGGAACCATCTTCTAGTTCCTGAATGGGCATATCTTCAGCCTCTTCAAAATTTTCTGGTGTATCGATGGGTTCCATTATTGATATCCTGTATGAACGCTTTTATTATATCCCCTAAAAAACTGTAGATTTGACCTTACTCCAGGGGAATTTCTCGAAATGGTAACTCGTCCCCCAACATTCCTTTAACCTCAGTACTCCAGGGTAATCCCCTTAAGGTTACCTGATTGTGAGGCCGATTTTTCAAGAGTTGATCTCTATAGAGGCGTAAAGCACCCTGGGCAAGCTCATGCTCAAATGGGGGTTTCTCCAAATGTCCATAATTCGTGGCATATTTAATCATGGGATCAGGTACTAGTATAGATAAACCGCCCTGTTGTTTAACATAGCCACTTAATTCATCCATCAATTCCCGTGGCCAGGCTTTTTGAGCTCCCGAGGGCCGCTCAATATCCAAGCCGTATTTACTTTTAAGCTGCTGAACATCCCTCCACCAGTCAGACTGAGCTTCCTCTAGTAAGAATCTCTTGTCGGGAAGCATAGTTCCTCGGGCATGAGAGACCAGGTTATAAGGTACTTCCCCCATGGCTGCAGCGTCCCCGAGGGATTCTGTAAAATGCGGGGGCAAATAATTAATTTCCTCCTCTCCAGGCATACTTCGAAGTAGGAATTGGGAAGGTCGGGTGCCTTTAGCTGTGGTTCGGGGGGTTCTGCCTGAGATAACCTTAACTAAACCTGATATGGGCTCTTCAGCCTCCTCATGGGGGTAAATCTCCGCATAACGCTTTCCAGGGGTCTTTTTAAGCGGATCTCGATTCCATAACTCGAGATAACCCGGGGTTTCTGGGTCCAAAATCCTCTGAGCTCGAGCGTATTCGGGATGTTCCAACCGCATTAACTCTCCACTTTGCTTAAATCTCTTGGGAACTGAAGCCCCTTTGGCCACTCTAGCCAAATAACCTCCCAGTGGAAGCAGTGATAAACCCCCCATTAACGCCGCATTGCCCAGATTTCCCTCAGACATTTCTTGCTTAATGTCGTCTACGGCCCATGCCTCTCCCATTAGGGGTAGTGCACGAGTGACGGCTTCGGGAACTGTTTTGGTTGTAGGAGCTAAAGTCTCAAGCAGAGGATCTGTGATCTGCTCACGAAGCCACCTGGGCAGTTCCTCAGTAAAGACTTGTTTATATGGCATAATGCCCCCTATGGGCTGACTAGGCTTAGGGTATTATAAACTAGTTATATCGAGTAGGGGTTATCTCTGGTGTGAGTGTAGTCTTTTTCCTCGGGAGTCTCATCGGGCAGGTCTACTGTAATCCACCCCGAGTCCGAAAGGTACAGTAATGCCTGAGAGAATGCATCTACTAAGTCATCATGTTTTACTAAAGGAAACTGAGTTAACTGCTCTATTAGAGGAGCTGACCAGGAGGTAAATTGTCCTGGGCTCTTCGGTGACTCAGGAATGTAGAGCAGAGAATGAGCGGGTATGTGGGACACCGCATGCAATCGTTGCAGTTTATCTGCCCGACCCGGATTATAGGGACGTACGGGCAGGCCCGCCCGCTGAAGCTCTTGCCTTAGAGAAATGCCCGACCCCTTATCCTCAATCAGGATAATATCGGGCTTACGAGACTCTGATTCAGGCCCATAGGCATACTGAAACTCCCTAAGCGCTTTAGCCCGTAGGTCAGGGTAAGACAGGTGATCCGTCCAGCAATCCAGGATAAGTATCTTATGCTGATATGGGGGTGTGGAGTCCCGGAATACGCCCAGAGTTATACAAGCACTAGGGTCAGGATCTTTAGACTTAGAGTCCAGGGTCTTTTCCGTAAAAGCCGTATCATAGGACTGCAGCACAAAGGCCAAAGTAGGAACAGGTTTATCCGCGGGGTACTTAAGCAGCCATGGCAGCCGGATAATACCCGACTCAGCCGGATCTATGAGCTCAGCGTGCAGTTCCTGCCGGCCCAGCCGAGTGCCCTCATACTGAGCAATAGCTGTAAAGAATGTGGAGGCCAGGTTGTCTATGTTCTCATAGGTGGTGCCTGAGGTTACAAATATCCGGTGGGGATTGTCAGGCATCCTAGACTTATCCAACAGAGAACGGATCAGCGGTAGGGGTTTAGGCGTGGTAGTAATAACCGCCTGAGTCTTTTTCCCCAAACGCAGCCCGAACATCGCCTGATCCCAAGTAGCCTGAGGATCCGACCAGGCTGCAAGTTCATCGCACCATAGGTAATGACACTGAGGCCCCCGTAACCGCTCGGGCTCTTCAGCGGAGTACAGCAGAGCAATGGACCCGTTAGGAAACGTTAAGCGACGTTTGGAGGGTTCATAGAGTGGTCGCTTCTGAGGATGCGCCGAGTTTAGAATGCCAGAGTCACCATCCACAATAACGTCCCGAGTATCTGCGGTGGTCGGTGCAATAATGTGAATGCGACAGCCGGGCGTCTGATCCACCCAGCGTAATACCTGTTGCGCTCCCAGCTTGGTCTTACCAAACCCCCGCCCCGCAAGAGCCATCCAGATGGCCCAGTCCTGGTGATCTGATAGATTTTGAGTGGCCGGTATTGAGTATGGATGGTCTGGAGGCAGCTGAGTGGTCCTCGCCCAGAGCTCCCAGTCATGTAAAGCAGCTATGAGCTCTTTGTGGGTGAGATGCTCAAGGTGCTCATGGGTGATCACTTAATAGCCTTAAGCTTTGTAGAGGCTGAGGTTGCGACTGAGGCTGCGGAGGTGCGATTCATGAGTTTGAGAAGTTTCTCGCGAGCGATCTCCGACTCTTCCTCCACGTTAGTGATGGTGAGGTTCTGAGATGAGGCCCAATTGGCTCGGAGCTCCATCCATTTAGCGGTAAGTGAGGGGTGCTCACCTGAGATCGCTAGATCAAAGAAAACCTTGGCGACTTTAGCGTTAGCGACCTCCAGGCCATGGTCTAAGTCTTCTCGATAGTGAGTGAGAAGGGTGGATTCCTGGAGGCCAAATTCTTTTGCGATGGCCTTGGGGGAGAGACCGCAAGCGGATGCCACCTGTATGTTTTCGGCCAGTTTTGGATTATATGTATGAGACATAGCGCAAATTATAGATCAATCAGAGGGTACGCGTGTCGCTTTCTTTAGCTGGTAGAGTCTAGTTCTCTTCAAATGGGGGTATTTTAGCTGAAGAATGTGAACTGTGAGGCTGCGAAGTTCCTCAAGGGTAGGCCTTGGTTTGGTTTTTGGGGGATGTAAACGATACGCATGCCTCACGGATATACCCAGGGAGTGAGCTATGTCATAGATTGTACTATTTTCTTCTTGAGTTGGGGCGTCCATAAATACCAATATACCACAAGGAGTTTGGGGCTGGTGGGGTGGCTCAAAATCAGTCACCAGGACATTATCCTAATGCCAATGGTATATGAGGGATGGGTATGAGGAATGGGTATGAGGGATGGGTATGACAGGTGTATAGCTGGCGCCCCAGGTTCCAGAGGGTGCCACTCCATAACACAACCGCCCACCCACGCGATATACCACACCCTTGAGCGACAGCTGATTAATTCATTGAATAGTGTAGGGGTAAAGATTTAATAACAAATTCTCAACGGTCCGGCGCTGTGGAGATTAGAATGGGAACCACTGGATAAACAGTTAACTTAATAAGGAGATAGAAATGAAAACGATCGTAGCCTATACACTGCACAACGAAGATCACACCGCCGAGCTAGTTCGCAAGGCTGGCCTGTTCTGGTTCGTCCAGGACGCTGACGGCAACGAGATTCGTATCCCCGCAAAGGCCGTGGATGAAACCTGGGAGGAAGCTGACGAGCCCACCGCCGAAACTGAAAAGGAAGAGCTGACCGCTGACCAGGAAACCCCAGATGAGGAAGTCCCCACGCCGCTGCCAGCCACCAGCCTGGCGGACCAGCTGAGCACCGGTCCAGTCTTGGAGGAACCTAGTGAAACTATTACCCTGGCTGAGCTGTGCGATACGTACGGCGTGGTCGCCCGGATTGCCCGCCGGAAACTGCGTGCCGCAGCTGCCACGGACAAGCTGACCCACGGACACCGCGAAGGCTGGGTATTCCCCCGCACCGCGATCGACGACATCATGAAAATCATCACCTCCACCCAGCGTGGCTAAACTGACGCCTGCGGGGCGAAAGCCCCCGCGTCCCTAGGAGGATACCATGAAACATATTGCCACCCATCCACATGCCGTCCATGCCCTGCGGGCTGCCAAGTACTGGCGCCAGTGGGGGCGCTGGGCAGCTGTCCAGTACTGCCGCAAACGCGGCGTACCCCTTTCCCTGGTTACACTGGCTCGCGTACTGAAGGAGGCTGAGCATGTCCATTGACAAGATCAAAAAACTATTGGCCATGGCCGCCGACTCCGCCGCCAGCGAAACCGAACGGGAGACCGCCGCTCGGCACGCCGCATCACTCATGGCCAAGCACGAGATCGACGAATATGACCTATTACTAGCGGAAGGCAGGGAATGGGACCTGATCGAGTTGGAGGTCAGTGGAATCCGACCAGGCAAGAAAACTCCCGCCTCGAAAGTACCCCCTTGGATTGGGGTCATTGGGTTTGGAGTAAAGCTATTCTGTGGCGTACGGATTCGAGTTCTGCCGGGCGGTCGAATGGTATTCCAGGGAACTCGCGCCCAGGTCGAATTGGCCTCCTGGATGCATGACACCCTGGTCAATACCTGTTACACTGCCAGCCGCAAACAGGTCGATCCAATCGCCTGGCGGAATGGCTGGGCATCGGCTATTCAAGCTCGATTAAGGGCCATGAGGACCGCCACTGATAGTGACACCCCAGTGACAGGACAAACGGCCCTGGTACTGGCCAAAACGGCCCTGGAAAGTGCCATGGATAAAAAGTGGGGAGCCCCAGTGGCTGGGGTATCCACCAATGTGAAACGGAACTCCTCAGGGTACGCCGCGGGCCAATCGGCCCCGATACCGACGAACCGCCCCATGCAGGATTCACGAGTACAAGGATACTTAGCATGATCACTGCCACACTGACGGCCCACGACGGTGAGATCTTCCACACATGGACTGGCAATACGCTATATGACATCGTAATGGAACTCAACGCTTTCCTGGCGGAGACAGGGGTAAGAATACGAGTGACCCCGGATGTCGTATCTCTCAAGAAGCAAGTCGCTGCACTGCTGGATGACGCTATCTTAGTCTTGGATAGCGATGGAGCAGAATTGCTGCTATAGGTATCCATTGGATTTCTTTCCAAGCCCCCTCAGTGGGGCTTTTTGTTGACTAAAGACTACTTCGGGACAGGGGTATTCTGTCTTTTCACAGTGTCGAATTCTGTAAGTTATTATATTTATTATATATTTCTCAGTTGTCTCAGTAAAAAATAAAAAAGTACTGGAAAAAAGGCCTAAAGAGTTAATTCTGCAGTCCCATATTTCCCAGCGACTTTTCCCCTCTGTGAGACAACTCTTTCTATGACTCATTTTTAGCCAACCACACCATATAAGCCACTGATTTTATTAATAAAAAAAATGGGGTTCAGAGTTGTCTCAGTGGAACAGTGATTTTTAGACTTGGCTAATTTTGAGTCAAAGACCCCACAAATTAGTACACTATTTTTGTCACTCATCGCTCTTCATCATGTCCCAGTGACAGCCCAAAAATGTTTCTCCAAATCCACTCCACTTTCAAGGGGAATACCCCATGGACGACCCTCAACACGTAGGCGGGTCCGCCCGCCGCCCGCCCGTAAAGGCAGCAGCTTTCTCAGCCCCTTACTGAACAAAACGTCATTCTCGATATGTCGAATTCCTCGAGAATGGCACCAGTTCACATAGTTCTGGTAAGCCCACGCCACCACTACATGTCTCCGCCCGTCGTCCTCGATTAGCCATCGGCCGTCGCGCCACTCTGATAGCCACATGGCGGTCCATTGCGAAACGCTATCTGCCCCCCGCAACCACTGCTCACGGGCTAGTTCTCCGCCTCCACCCTCGACGCTCCATTTCACTTCCCCGAGTCCCATGCCTGCCGCGGCGCCTCCTGCAGCAAACACCCGGCGCCCTTCAGCTCCGCCACCGCCGCCGCACGCCCAGCTCTCTCCTGATTCTACCTCACGCCAGAGTCGTCGCATACCATAGAGCATGACCTCTAGTCCACCGCGCTCCAGTAGATCCTCCCGGATTCGCTCCATGACCTCTACCCGCTTTCTCCCATCCTCCCTGCCCCAGCCTTTCATTCTGGATATGAAAAACCGGCGCTCCATGCGTCCTACGGGTACTACCCAATCGTGGTTACTGGCTATTAGATATCCCACGCAATTGTCTACCGCATAAGCTTCCTGACCCTTGCGCTCTACCACTCGACGCTCGTCAGTGATCATGGTTTTGAGCATACCCTCGCCTACTTTATCTCCGCCCCAGGTCGCTTCATCCGCAAATACAAGTACTTTGTTCTCCAGGTGACTGTTGAACTTGCCCACCAGCTGATTCTGGTGAGTAACGGCCATATAGTTATCCCCAAACAGCCTTCCAAATAGCGAGGCTATAGTACCTTTTCCGTCCCCACGCTCACCGACCATAACGATGGCGCTCCCTGGTACTTCCCAGGGTCTGCCCACCCTGTGTGCAAACCAAGAGATGACCCAGCGCCAGATGCCTACGTCACTCCAGCAGAGCTGCTC